AATTCCTCCAGGCCGAAAACCAGCTGGTCCGCACGGGCGACGAGCAGGCGAAGATCGAGTTTCGGACCAAGCGGCAAGCGCTGCCGTGGATCGTGGAGAAGAAAGCGGTCAATGTGCTGCTGAAGGACTCGGGCTACAAGCTGGCCGACTACGCGCAGGGCGAGTCGATCCCCGACGAGGCGATCCGCTTTATGGCGATCGACCGCCAGCAAGACCACTTCTGGGTCGAGGTCGGCGCGTTCAGCACGGCGCAAGGGCCGCGCTATCGCCAGCTATGGTTCGGCCGCATCGACACGCGGGACCAGCTACGCGCGCTCCAGGAGCGCTTCAAGGTCTCGAGTGCCTGCGTCGCGCAGGATCGCGGCTACCGGCCGGCGGACGTGGATCGAGACTGCGCGGAGTTCGGCTGGCGCTCGATGCGCGGATATGGCCGGCGCACGTGGACAATGCGCGACGAGGCGACCGGGACGATGGTCAACTTCCCATTCAGCGACCCGCAGGTCAGCGACTACCGCGGCGGCGACGTCTACTTCTACAACTGGTCGGGCGATTACTTTAAGGACACGCTGGCGAGCGCGCTCGAAGGCAAGGGCGACCTGCGATGGGAACTGCCGTCCGACGTTAATCCGCTCTACCTTGAGCATCTAAAGGGCGAGGCGAAGGTCGAGGTGCGGACCGGCGTGTGGGAATGGAGGGAGGTGAGGAGCAACGCGCCCAACCACGGCTTGGACACCTCGGCGATGCTGCTTTGTATGGCGACAATCGCGGGCATCATCCGCTTCACCCCGTCAAAGTCGTAGCATAACGCCGCGTCAAAAAACCTTTTGACGGCTGCCGCTCTTTTATGGCGGCCGACAATCCCTTTCTTGAAATTGATGCTGCGACGCTTGCCACGCTCAAGACGAAGGTGCTGGATGCGATCCAGGCTTGCCTGCTCAACACGAGCTACTCGCTGAACGGCAAGAGCGTCACGCGCGCCGATCTTAACACTCTCAACAAGATGCTGGGCGACATCGCCGACGCCATCGAGTACCAAAACGGCAACACGACCGACACGACGTTCGTCAGCTTCACCGGGAATTGATTATGCAGACTTTCGACGCGACCCAAGTCATCCGCAACCGGCCGTGGTTCGAGCGGGCGCTCGAGACCATCGCTCCGCAGGCCGCGCTGCGCCGGCTCCAGGCTCGCGTCGAGACCGCGCTTTTCAGCTATAACGCCGCGCAGACGAACCGGCTTTACGCGCCGACGCAATACGGCCAGCCGAGCGAGTCCTCGCAGACCGTGCGCGAGCGGGTGGTGATGATGTGGGAAGCGCGGAATCTGGTCGAGAACTGCCCCGAGGTAAAAGAGGTCTCGCGCAAGTTCGGCAACTACCTCACGCCGACCGAATACTCGCCGGCGACTGGAGACCGCGATTACAACGCCACGGTCGGCGAGTGGTTTCACTCGTGGTGCAAGCAGGCCGACGCGACGGGCCGCAATTCCTTCCGCAAGCTCGTGCAGCTGGCCGCGGAGAACCGGCCGGTCGACGGCGACTGCGGCTTCGTCATCCGCCGCGTGGGCGATGTGCTGAAGTTGCAGCTGGTGCCGGCGACGCGCATCGGCAATCCAAACGAGATGGGGCTCGACTCGGAGAACTACTTCGAGGGCGTCATCACCAACGAGTTCGGCGTGCCGGTCGCGTACCGAATTTACCGCGTGACGCGCGAGGGCGTTTACTTCGGCGCGGAGGACGTGCCGGCCGGCAACTTCTGCCACTACTTCGATCCCTTCCGCGTCGATCAGTACCGCGGAGTGACCGACTTTCACGCGGCGATCCAGACGGCGCGGATGCTGCACGAGATCTTGCAAGCGGAGAAGGCCGGCGTGCGCTTCGCTTCGCAGCAGGCTGCGCTCGTCTTCACCGACCGCGGCACGGCCAACGCGCGCAACCTCTTCACGCCGACGCCGGCGATGACGCTGCCGAGCGGACAGCAGCAGAAGAACGAGCTTTCAGAGGTCGGGATGATTAAGTATCTCGGCCAGGCTGACCGCGTCGAGACGATGCCGGCGCGGCCGAGCACAGCGTTCACGGGCTTCATCGCGCATCTGATGCACGAGCTCTCGATCGCGGTCGGCATCCCGAAGGGCGTCCTCTTCGGCACGCAGGATTACGCCGGCCCGAGCGTGCGCGCGGAGTTTGCCGCGGCCGACCGCGTGTTCGCGCGGCATCAGGGCGTGCTCGTCGACAAGGTGCTCGACCCGATAAAGAACGCGGTCATCCTCGACGCCATCGCTCGCGGCGAGATCCCTGCGCCTCCTGCTCGCGCCGGCGAGACTCCGGTGCAGGCGCTCAAGCGCGCGACCCGCGGCGAGTGGCGCTTCCCGCCTAAGCTCACCATCGACGTTGGTCGCGAGTCAGCGGCCAATCTGAACGAGAATCGGCAGGGCGCGAAGTCCTTGCAAGAGATCGCGGCCGAGCAAGGCACCGATGCCTTCACCCGGCTCGAGCAGATCGCGGCCGAGGCGAGCTACGTCAAGGAGCTCTCCGAGCGCTACGAGATTCCCGAGACGGCGATCCGCCTCGTGACCAATTCGCTCCCAAGCACGCCGGCCGCTGCCGCCGCTACCGGAGACAACGTGGCGAGCGCTGCCGCAGAGGCGCAGGCGGAATCGACTGCCGCGCCCGAGGACGAAACGCCGGACCAGCCTCCGACGCCGGCCGAGCTTGCGCGCTTCGCGAGCGTTGACCTGACGCCAACCGATGCGATGGCAGCCGAGGCCAAGCGCGGCCTCGAGTGGCGCGAGAAGTTCAACCGCGGCGGCACCGCTGTCGGCGTCGCTCGCGCGCGCGACATCAGCAACAAGGCGAATCTCTCTCCTGACACGGTGCGCCGGATGGTCTCCTATTTCGCGCGGCACGAGGTCGACAAGCAGGGCACGGGCTTTTCCCCAGGCGAAGACGGCTATCCTTCCGCCGGCCGAATCGCGTGGGCGCTTTGGGGCGGTGACGCCGGCGCCAGCTGGGCGCGTGCGAAATCCGAGGCGCTCAAACGCGAGGAACTGAATCGGCCGACGAACGTCGCCGATGCGCTAGAGGCTGGGCGCAATCGCGCGAAGCGGCCGCTGGAGCGACTGGCAGACAAGGCGACGAAGCTTGCTGCCGTGCGCGAGAAGCTGGGCCAGAACGCGAAAAGCGAGGCGCAGATCGAGCAGGCGCTAAAGCCGTTCGGATTTCAGCCGAAGCCGGTCGTCGCGCCGCCTCCTCCCGCTCCGATCGTCACGCTCTCCGACGCGCGCAAGATGCTCGCCGAGAAGGCCGACGCCGAGGACAAGCTGACCGCGCTCTTCGCGAGCGTGACTGATCGCCGAGCCAAGATCAAAAGCCTCCGCACCCATTGAAAATGCATAGCGTTCTCGACGCCATCATCACGAGCAACGAGCAGCTGGGCCAGCGGGCCGAGGAGTTCGCGCAGCTGCTGGTCGAGCACGATAAGACGCTCGACGAACTGCTCGAGCGCATCGGCAAGACGGTGCCGGAGATCCGCAAGGAGCTAGAGTCCAAGCTGACCGAGGCGGTGCCTGGGCTCGTCTCGGACGCCTATGCCAAATACAACGAAGACCTCGAAGGCCGCTGCCGCGCCGCGCTCGCCGACTCGCAGACGAAGCTCGAAGCCGTCCGCGCTGAGATCGTTGGTCTTGCTCAAGCGCAGTTCACCGAGGCCGAGAAACAAATCGGGCTGACCGCGGAGCAGATCGAGTCGCGAATCCTAGGCACGCTGACTGAGGCCGCTAAGGAGCGCATCACGAAGCTTGAGCGCGGGCTTGTCATCGAGATCCAGCACGCGGTCAACGCCGCGCTGCCGAAGCAGGAACTGGCCGCTGCGCCTACGCTGATCGACTCATATCGCGGGCAATGGAAGGAGGGAATGGTCGCGCAGCGTGGCGATCTCTTCTCGTGGTACGGCTCGACCTACCTCGCGCTTGAGGACACGAACGACACGCCGGGCCGGAAGAACGTCGGGACCGCTGGCGCGAAGTGGGCGGTGATCGCGGCGCGTGGTGCAGGCGGCGGCGGTGGGGGCGGCGGTGACTCGCTGCCTTCGCAGGCGGGCAACGCGGGCAAGTTCCTTAAGACCGACGGCACAACGACGCTCTGGGAAACGATCCCTGGCGGCGGCGATATGCTGGGCGCGAATAACCTGACCGACGTCGCGTCGATCACGGCAGCCTTCGCGAACATCAAGCAGCCGGCGAGCACGAGCGCCTCGGGCGTCGTCACGTTCGCGACCTCGGGCGAGAGCGCCGCGCTGAAAGCGGTGCAGGCCAACGACGCGCGCTTGTCCGACTCTCGCACGCCGACCGCGCACGCCTCGACGCATCAGACGGGCGGCAGCGACCCGATCGACTTCCCGGTGGATTCGGTCTTCGGTGCGACCAACACGATCACGCAGATCGACTACTTCGCGCTAAACACGTCGAGCACCGCGAGCGTGACCACGGCGAAGGCCGTCTGGAATGCGACCGAGGGCGCCATCGAGGTCGGGCTCAACTCGAGTGTCAATGCGCTGCTCGGCGTCGACGCGCACGTGCAAGTCTACAACCAGAGCGGATCGCCGTTCACCAAGGGCCAAGTCGTGCGACAGGATGGCTCCTCTGGCACGCGGCTCAAGGTGGTGCTGGCGCTGGGCACCGATGATGCTAATTCGGCGACAACGATCGGACTCATCTCGCAGACCATCGGGAACAACTCGTCCGGCTTTATCATCACGAACGGCCTCCTGCGCGGCATCAACACTAACTCCTTCAACGAGGGCGACACGCTCTACCTTTCGGCCACGACTCCAGGCGGACTCGTCAACACGCGGCCGACGCAGCCGAATCACTCGGTGCGTATCGGCTACGTGATCAAGAAGGCCGGCGTCGCCGATGGCATCATCTACGTCGACATTCTCAACGGCTTCGAGCTCGAGGAACTGCACGACGTCCTCGTGACCACGGTCGCGAACCGGGACTTTCTCTCTTACGATTCCTCGACCACCGTCTGGCGGAATCGGCAGCTTTTCGACTCGACCGCTCCGGCGGCGCTGGGCGTCTCGGCCACGGCTGGCGTCTCGATCACCGCGGCCCGCGTCGATCACGTCCACGCGCGGCCGACGCTCGACCAGCTGGACATCGCAAGCGCGGCGCAAGGCGACATCCTCTACCGCTCAGCCACCAGCTGGGCGCGCCTTCCTGCGGCAACCGCCGGCTACATCCTCCAGACGAACGGCGCCTCGGCGAACCCTAGCTGGGCGCAGAACACGGGCGGCAGCGGCGCGCCGACGGATGCCGAATACATCGTTGCCTCCGCGAACGGATCGCTGAGTGCCGAGCGCGTCCTCGGAAACAGCACGTCGGTCACGGTCAACTTCGCGACCGGCGGCCAGGTCTCGCTCGAACGCGCCGCGCTGACTGGCGACGTCACGGCCTCGCAGAATAGTAACGCGACCACGATCGCCAACGACGCGGTATCGAACGCAAAGCTGGCGAATATGGTGGCGAGCACCATTAAAGCGCGGGTCACGGCTTCGACCGGCGATCCGGAAGATGCCAGCCTGACGCAAGTCCTCGACCTCGTCGGCTCCACGACTTACGGCGACGTCCTCTATCGCGGCA